CTGCAGTACAACGTAGACCGGTAAGTTCGGCTGCTGAGCAAGAGTATATCCCTGATATTGAAGGTGGAAGTCAACCCAAAGAAGTTTACTTAAGTCAATCACAACAACAAAGACAAGACCTTGAAAACTTAAGAGCAAGTCGTGGTGATACACAGCTGGAACTAAAAGGACCAGAATTTAAATCTAATATTTCACAATTGCTTAAGGATTCGGAGCAGGAGGCTATCTTCCCTGTTCAAAATCTGTACAAGACAACTTCTTCTCAAGCGGCTATTGATTTTAGTCCGCGTTCTTATTTAGAGAGCACTGGTGCTGTTGCTCCAGGTCCTTCTTCTGCTTTGAGGAAAGGAAGAGATCCTGTTGATGTTTTATTAGATGAAAGAGAAGCCGCAGAGATTCGTCGCATAAGACAAGCTGATCGGGCACAAGAAGCCAAGGTTATTGGAAAAGGCGAAAGATTACTGGCAGAACTTCAAGCTGAAAAACCTCAAGTTTCTTCTTGGCCTGAAATTTCTGGAAAATTAAAACAACTAGATGTGTCTATCAGTGGTGCTCCAGAAGCACAAGGGGGAAGCGGAATTGATTTAACATTTGGCACTAAAGTTGGTGATAGAGAGTTTAATTTATATTCTCCACAATCCCAACAAATGTTGGAAAAAGTTGGTTTAACTGCTAATCAAGTTGAAGAAGGTTGGGTTTCAAACTTAAAATCAAAAGGTATTTTAGAAAGCTCTTCGCATTCTACTCTTGTTGAACAACAAAATGCCAGACGCCCTCTGGTATCTGAGCAATCAGTCGAAGCGGTAGATACTGGTGCTGACCAACAGACTGGTCGTGTAATGCAGAGCTTGCAGCGTAATGAAGATCTTGATTTAGGTCAGATCGAAATTATGGAAGACATGGCTAAACAATCTTATTATGAAGGTCGTCAGCAGCCTGCACCACAAGAATTTGCAGATGCTGCAATCAATGAGGTTGCAGCTTCGCTACCTGATGGTTTACCAATAGACCAAGCTGAGGGTATTAAGGGTATTACAAATAAAGCTCTTAGGCAAGATAAAATTACTTATCTACGACAACAAAATCAACAAAGGAGAGCCGAACTTGAAGCGAGAGGATTAAGAGGTACAAAACTTGAAAGGGCATTAGCTCAGCCTTTTGTTACAAAAGCTAATATCAAATTAGAATCAACTGGTCCAACAATTAGTCAAACTACTCTTCCTCAAGAGTATAGAAAAGTTGTACCATCAACAGAAATGGAAACTGTTGACAAAGAAGGTAATATTGTCTTTCGCAATATTGCTCCAAAAACAATAGTGAATGTAGGCCCTGATGCAGAAATTACTAAAACTCCAGCAGGTACTGCAATAAGAGGTCAATCTCCTTCTTACCACGAAGCTTTCCCAACACAAAGCAAAAGACTACTGGAAGGCCCATTTGAAGAAGAAATTCCAGATGTGACCAATCCAATTCCTATTACTACTAGTCTTCAAACAGGAAATATTAGTAGACTTTCTGTTCAACCAATTGCGGAAGAATTTACTCCTGGCGCAGGCGAAGGAGTTTATGGTGTTGAACCAGGTTTTGTACCTGGTCCAACAAGTGCTACTGCATCTATAAAGCCGACTGATATGTTTTTTGAACCTAAAAAACAAAACTTTGAGGCACTTAATTCTTCACAACTTCGTAACTTTATTTCTAATGCCCCTGAAGGAAGAGTTCAAGAGGCAGGCAAACGAGAACTTGCACGAAGAGAAAAATCTCAGAGTAGCGTTGCCGTTAGCGAAATAATGCGTCGGGCTAGAATTGAGGGAAGAGACCCTAATATGGTTCTTAGACAATACGGCTTTAATATCTAATCATGGCTGAAAAGAAAAAAACAAAAAAGAATAAGAAGTGGATCCAAGAAGCCAAAATAAAAGAAGGGACCTTTACAGCGAAAGCAAAACGTAAAGGCATTACTTCTGCGCAGCTTCAAGAAAATGTTTTAGCTGATCCAGATAAGTATGATGAAAAAACAGTTAAGCAAGCAAGGCTTCGTCAAACCTTGGTAGGCTTAAACAAAAGAAAGAAGGCTAAAGCAGAATGAAAGATCATCGTCTTGATTTAGGTCGTTATGTTCGTAACCCTTTTAATAGAAGGGGTCAGATTCCTAAGCGTCTTGATTTCCAAGAATTATTTACATCTAAAGCAAGTACGGGTGATTACCCCTGGAACCCATCTAGATTTAATGAAAGCGACCTTTTAAAAAAAGCACAAACCAAAAAAGTTACTTTAAACCCTGATTTAAACTTTGTAGGGGAAAGTGTCTTTTTTGATGAAAGCAAAGGACTTGCTTCTTCTGAATATGAAATGTTCGAGGGCATTGGACGTTTTAATAGAAGAGGCGATGTAGGAGTTGGTTATAGTTTTGAAGAAGGTCGGCCTTTAACAGGACAACGTCCACAAGATCAACCAGATTACAACCCTTTGTGGATTGAGGCTTATAAAATTAGTCCTACTGTTAAACCAGGTAAGAGAGCTAAAAACCCAATGCCTCGCATGAGTAATCCTGATCCAAATGGTTATATTATGGCTCGTGCCCAAAGAATGGCAGATGATGATGTTAGAGGCGTTTCTTCTGTCGCTGATTTACTTAAAGGCGATAAAAGTGCTGCACCTCAATTAAAAGAGTCTGAAGAAAAAACAAATCAAACAACAGAAGAAAATAATACTAAAGATCAACAAGCTTAGAATGGATTTAATTAAAGATAGAGAATTGTGAAATTAGCGGGAAATGTTTTAAAACGATTAAGCCAGAAAGGCGGTAAAGAAATTGCGCAGAGCGCTTTACCTGGTTCTATTCTTACCGGCATTTTAGGGGGACTTACAACTGGTAATCCCCTGGCTGGACTTGCTATTGGTGCAGCAGACTTTGGTTTGAGTGCGGGTGCAGCTAGGTTAATGGCTAAGTCACCACGATTAGCAGGTAAATATTCAGGTGTTGTTTCAGAGAATGATTTAAGAGCAGCACAAGTAGCAGGTTTACCGGTTGACGCAAATAAAATAAAAGAAGTATACAATCCAAGTCTTGCTCAAAATCTTGCAATGATTGGCGGTAGTGTTGTAGCACCAGTTGTTTTAGAGCCTGCCTTAATGCAAAGACCAAATGTTATTTATAACCCTGAAGCTTATAATGCGGCAACCTCTCCTGGAATCTCGGATGAAGAAATAATGATGGCACTTGCTTTAGCATCTTCACAAAGAGGGATGTAATAATGACAGATCGTAAAAAAGTTGGTCAAGGTTTAATGGAAGCATTAGGCATGCTCGTGCCTGAGTCTGTTAAACGTGGCGCCAAAGCAGCTATTGACTTAATGGATGAAGCATCCAGGCGTGAAGTCAGGGATGAACAAGGAAATAGAATTCTCAGCGCTGTATCTAATTACAGTATATTTAGTCCTCAATATCGTGAAGAATTAAAAAAGATTAAGGGAATCACACTTGGGGGTACTCCGGGTGAGTTTTTAGGTGCGTATGCAACTCGATTACTAACTGATGTTGGTAGTGATTCTTCTAGACATATTTATTGGCGTTATAACCATCCAATGGCAATTGCAGATGCTGTTATCGAAAAAGTTGCAGGAGAACCATACAGAGACCTGGATCCAACTCGTAGGGCAGCACTTGGTTTAGCGGTTGGTGGGCCAATGGCTGTTTCCCTTGGTAATCTTGATATTACTAATCCAGGGGAAGCATTCAGAGCAAAAGGTTTTGCACAGAGTTATACTGAACCTGGTTCTGATGATAGAAGAAAAACAGGACAACCAGGTCTTGAATTAGTTGAACGTGTTGTTCTAGGTAGACAAGGCAGACCACTTAAATATGAAACAGCCAAACAAGATATTCCTGATTTGACAAAAGAACGATATAGCAATTACATGCGTAATTACTACCAGGATAAAGGCGTTACCGGCATGGGTCTGGTCAAATTTACACCTGAGAACTTAGAGGGCGTGCCCGAGGCACGCATTGTTGGGTTCCCGATTGGCTTACAAGCAGTGGGTGCGGGAGTGGGAGGAGCGACTGCATTGCGGCATGCAATGAAAACAATGCCAAAAGACAGAACGCTTGTAAATAGGCCAAGTCAAAAAGGTAAACCAGCTGAAACAGAAGTTAAAACAACACCTGCTCCTGGGGCTACCAGGAGAAGCCTTGCAATTACAGCTGCAGGTTCTGCAGTTGGACTAGCAGCTGGTGCATTAATGAATAAATTAATTGCAGAAGCTAATAGACCTAAATTGCAAGAATTAAGTGATTATCAAGCTGGAATGTAGCCTGATAAAATTAAAGTATTAAAAAGATAAGTATTTAAGAAATGTCAGCAGCTCTCATTCAACAACTTTTAGGTTATGGCCTTAAAAATCCCGCTGCATTAGGCAATATTTCAAAAGGACTTGGAATTGTAGCTGGAGGAAGAGCACTTGGCCAAGGTGCTTTAAGAGCAGGAACTACAGCATTAACTTATGCACCCGCTCTAGGTCAATTAGCAACTGGTGTTACGGAAAGAAACCCAGCTGCAATTGCTGGTGGCCTTTTAACAGCAGGTGTTACTAAAGCAGCAGGTGGGGGTCTTCGTGGCGGTCTTCTTGGTGCTGGCACAGCTGCACTTGGCAACGCTTTGATTGCTCCAGCTGCTGCTGCAACAGGAGATGCTTTTCAAGGTCTTATGAACGCTGTAACTGGTTCTCGCAGAGAAGAAGGTAAAAGTGGTTTTACAGGTGAAAGACCGGTAAGAGAAGAAGATCTTAAAACCCTTGAAAAATTAATTCAAAATCAACCAGAATTAATGGCTAAGTTAATGCCTATGTTTGCAGAAATGCGAGGTATTGACACCACTAATCAAATGAAGTTGAATCAACAAACAGCTGCTCTTACTGGTGCTCTCCAGCAACAAAGCATTATGGGATCACTTGCTGGCACCTCTTTAGGTGAAGCAGGTGCAACGACAAGACAAATTATGACCGCTCCTAATCCTTATGCTGCTTCGGCATTCAGCTATAGAGGGTAAAAAGAATGTATTCGTTTGATCCTAATAAAATTTTTGATTCCTCTTTTATTAAAAAAGCATATGACAAGGATGCAAGCAAGTCTTTTGAAGGTTTGTTGAATACTGTTGCAGGTTCACAATCTAATGTTCCTGCAGGTGTAGATCCTAACCTTGCATTTTTAGTTAATCAAGCTAGGGATAGAACAGATGCATTGATGCAGCTTTATAGCCCTGAAGGTCAAAGGCAACTTCTGCAAAGTAAACTTGCTTTTGATCGAGAACAGATGGCTCAGGCTTTACCATACAATCTGCTTAGTCAATTACCTGGCCAAATTACAGATGCTTTTGCAAAACCAGCTGCAATTGCTTTAGCTGGTAAGCTAGGTCTAGCAGAAGGTATTGGTAAAGCTGCGGCTTTAAGAGCAAATATGACTGCCAATATTCCTGCTTTAAGTACAATTAATCCAACATCGTTTAATTACACCCCTAGAACTTATATTTAGGAGCATAAAAATGGGTGCAATGGTTCCACCAGCTTTGCTATCTGCCGCAGGTACTGCAGGTACTGCAGCTAGTTTTTTAAATCCACTTACTATTGGATTTGGTTTAGCAGGATTAGGCACAAGTATTTTTGGCGGTTTAAATCAAGCCAGTGCCACTCGTCAAGCAGGAGATGATTATTTAAAAGCTGCTTTAATTCAAGATCGTACTGCTAGAGAAGGACAAAGAATACAGCAAGAAATGGGCAGACAAAAAATGTTTGCCGACATGGCGATGGGTATTGGAAATAGAGTTGCACAACTTGGCTATGGAGCCGATCTTGACTTTGGCCGTCAATTAGAAGGCGCAATGTTTAAAGAACGTGAATTAGAACCTGTAGCTATAGCAAATAGAATGGCAGAAAGAAGAGCAGTGCTTGGGCTGGAAGGAAGTAGAGAAGCTAGAGAAGCAGCAGATAGAGCTAGTAGACGTAAAATGAAAGAAAGCGTAGCGGAATTTGCTGGTAAGTATTCGGGTATGTTTGGACCGATTGCACCTGTTAATGTTCGCAATTTAGTTGTTTAAAGGAGAAAGCAATGGCAAAAGGTGGTGGTGGCGGAAAACAAAAAGTAAAGTATGTGCCTGCTCCGGCTGCTCCGGTTCAACAGGATAATTCAATGGCACAACTGCTTGCTTATATGCAGGGTTCAGAAGCACGAGCAGATGCAAGAGCAGCAGCAGAAAGAGCTGAACGTAAAGCCGCTGCCGAAGCCCGTAAAGCCGCTGGCGAAGCAGGACTTAGTGATTTTGGTGAGCTATTAAAAACTAGATTAAGCAGTAATTTAATTACTGACACAGATGCTGAATCTAGGTTAAGAGACTATGCGGCAAGTTATGGTTTAGACCCAGGGGGAGTCAATACCCTTGGTACTGATCTCAGCAAATTTTATACAAGTCAAGTGTTGCCTGAACGACAAGTTGAAGGTGTTAAAAGACTGATCAAAGACCTTTATGGTAGAGAAGCAACACAAGCAGATTTAAATGAATATTTAAAGCCGTATCAACCTTCTCTTGCTAAAGATCTTGCAACAGATGGAGGCGCTTTGCCAGGGGGCTATGAAGGTTATACAGGACTAGGACCAGGTTATGAAAACCTTGAAAAAGTTCGTGAAAGTATTCTTTCTTCTCCTGAGTACAAAAAAACAGTTAATGACAACTATTTAGATAATTATTACGATACTAAATTTGGTTCTCAAGTACTTGATGAAGAAGGTAATCGAACCAAACGAAGAACATTTAAATTCAATAAAGAACTTCTTCCAAGCATGGATCAAAAACTACTTGGAAATACTGGCATTACGATGCCAAATTATGAAACAGCTTTTGGTGATCCAGCAGGCATGACCGTTGCTGAGTTGGAAGAGAATTTGCAAGGTGTTCGCGACACTAGAAATTTCTTATATAACGCAGGATTAACTAATCTACAGGGTGAAATTGATACCAATATCACTAAATTAAAAACTGAGAGTGCAGAAAGAATTTCGGATATGCAAAAATCTGCAGGTATGATGAATTTATTGACCATAATTTAATAAAAAAAATGCCCTCAAACAGAACTTATTTTGGTCCATACACAACAGAGTTTTACAACGCTCTTGCAGGTTTAGGTACTTTACCTGAGTTTGAAAAACCGTCTTCCCAAAATGAATACACTATTCAGGGAGACAGACCTTCTAATGACGAGTTTTATATCAATACGGCTAAAATACCAAACTATGAAAATTTAGATTGGATAAAGCTACCAACTAATCCCGGAGAGTTTAAATTAATTGATTTTATTGGCAACAACAAAAATTCTACCAGCTACAATAATAATCAGAGTTCATCAACAAGTAACAATCCCATGGCAGCAGATTACAGATCTGGCCAAAGTTTTGGCACCGCTTCCGGCGGTTATCAAACTAAAATCAATAACATTATTAAAGAAGTTCAAGAAGGCAGAATGGATCCCTCTGAAGGGGATGCACGTATTGCTGAACTGCAACGTCAAGAATTTGGCGCTTCTTCTTTTGATATTGGAGAGTTTGAAGGTCTTTTGGGCCGACTCGAAGGATCTAAGATGCGTCAACAACGCCAAAAGTCTGTAGAAGGTCGTAGAGACATTATGCAGCAAGGGTTAGCATCAATGATGTCTAACTTCTAATTTTTAACTTTTAACTTTTTATAGGAGTTTTATCATGGCTAATACTTATCAAGATTTCATGTACAACATGAATACTGATTCAGCGGGCAATCAAACACGAGGCACAGATAAAAAATTTGCCGCCGCTTCCGGCGCTTATCAAACTACAGTTAATAACATTATTGATGAAGTCCGTGCAGGCCGCATGGGTGAAGACGAAGCAAAAGCACGTATTGACGAATTGCAACGTCAGGAATTCGGCGCTTCTTCTTTTGATATTGGAGAGTTTGAAGACCTTCTTAATCGCCTTGAGGGTTCCAAGATGCGTCAACAACGCCAAAAGTCTGTCGAAGGACGCAGAGACATTATGCAGCAAGGGTTAGCATCAATGATGGGTAATTTCTGATAAAATGAATAAAGATCAGTCCAAGCAAAACAATAAATCAGATCTTCGGTTTGATTTAAATCGTTATAAGCAAGCTTCTCAAGTTGCTTATGATTACGCTAAAAAACGGGCTGAAAACGAAAATCAAACCAAAACCGAGGAGGCCCCGTAATGGAAGAAGAAGAATTTTATTATGGAGATGATCCTTTCTCGGTTTTATTTGATGAGGATCAAGCACGAAAAGCAGCTAAAGCTGTTAAAATTTTTCAAGACGTATCAGTTGGTTCTTCTGTAGCCAAGGGAGCTGCTTCTGGTGAGCAAGAACGACAAACAATTGGAAAAGGAGCAGCCGAGCAACGTGCTAGTGCAAGACAACAACAAGAGTTTGCTGAGCGAGACGAAGAGAGAGACCGCAAGCAAGCGCAACAAGCTTATAGATATTGAGGTTTTTGATCAGTGGGTTGACAATTTAGATTCAGCAACACAAGAATCTTTTTTAAACTTTGCTGGTGAAAACTATTCAATCATTGAAGTTTATTTGTATTCAAGATTTTTAGGTTATACAGGAACCATCACGGCATGCGATGCCTGGATTAAAAGTAACTATAAAAAGCCTGACCACAGAAAAACTTTATTATATGAAATCGAAAAGATGCAAGAAGACATTGCTCTTTTAAGAAATGATGTTGAAAATGGTATTGTCAAAAGAGATGCAGGAGTGGCAAGAATTGCACAAATGCAAAAAGAAATTAGAGGAAATATTGCACAAGTTGAACAATTTACAAATATGAAAGATCGCAAGGGATTGTTAATGGCCGGTGCGGATAGAGCAATTAGAGAACTTATGTTTATTTTTAAAGATGACCCAATTGAAGTTCCATTAGAAGAAGCAACAATGAGTGTTTGGGCAAGAATGCAATTAGAAGAATAATTTATATTAAAATATTTAAAAAGGTTTTGAAAATCATGGGTGCTAATCCTAATCGATTACCAAATATGCCAGGTGCATTTGGCTCAGTTAATAAAGTTAATTTAGCAAAAAGACCTAGCGAAGGCGAAGGAGTAACTGAAGAAACAAGAAACAGAGAAGATATGCGTCGCCTTATGCAACAAAGAGCGGCTCAAGAACAAGCTAGTAGAAACAGAGAAGTAATGGGTCAACAAAGTGGTCCTATGCGTGGCACTTTTATGGGACCTGGTAGAGCAGGTAGGTTCTTTTAATGTCTAAGAAAAAAATGCCACCTGAGATCTTGGCTCATTTTAAATCCAAGAATGAAAAAAAAGAAGATGGTTCTGAAATGAACCAGAAAGAAAAACATAAAGCAGCACTTGAAAAAGCGCGTGAATACAAGAAACAAAAAAATGAAAACGATAAAAAATAAGCTAAGATTTAATCATTAGCTGTTTAACTTGTGCCGTCTTACATTCATTTAGCGCTTAGAAGAAATGCAAGAGCGGCATCAAAAAATTATCGGTTAAAAGAAGATAAGAATAAAAATTTATTAGAAAAAGCAAGAGAAGATTTTGGTTTTTTTTGTGAATATGTAGCTGATAAACCACCGGCTGCTCACCACAAAGAATGGAATCGTCATTTTGTGACAGAGGAAAATAGCTCTTGTCTTTTAAGAATTGCAGGCCCCAACGTAGATTTATTAGGACCCAGAGGCTCTGCAAAAAGCACTGTATTAGGTTTACTAACAGCCTGGGCTATTGGTATTCACACTACAGCGAAGATGCCTTTACAGATCTTGTATTTGTCTTATACGGTTGATATTGCAAGATCTAAGTCTGCAACAATCAAACGAATCATTGAAAGCAAAAGATATCAAGAAGTTTTTCCAACTGTTCGTTTGATGAAGAATGTAACCAGTAATGAATACTGGTCTATTGATCATCGTTTTGCAGGTATTGATACTACGGGGGAAGAACAGTTTACGCTTTGCGCTGCTGGACTTAAAGGTTCTGTGACCTCCAAGCGTTCTCACCTAGTGATGATTGATGACGCTATTAAATCATCTGCTGATATTTCTAATCCTGACATTCGCAAAACAATGCAGGATAACTGGAACGCAGTGATTGCACCAACAATGTTTGAAGGTGCAAGAGCTATTTGTTTAGGAACTAGATTTAGGCATGATGATATTCATGCGACTACATTTAACGAACAGAACAACTGGTCACAGATTGTTTTGTCAGCAATTCAAAACAATCCTGAAACAGGAGAAGAGGAATCTTATTGGCCAGATATGTGGTCACTGGAATACCTAAAAGAAAAGAAACGGCAAGCGCCAATTGCTTTTTCTTTCCAATATATGAATCAAATTGTTCGTCAAAACGAACTATCACTTGCACCAGAACTTATTGTTAAAGCAGAAATTTCTACTGAATTTGATACCTTGGGTGTAGGGGTTGACTTGTCTGCGGGTACTAAAGAGAAAAACGATTACACCGTTATGGTGTTAGGTGGAAGGATTGAAGATCGTATTCATATTATTGATTACAGAAGAATACGTGTTATGGGTAACTTAGAAAAATTAGATGCATTAAAAGAATTGTTAAATGACTGGTCAATAATAGGTCAAGATCAAAATGAAAATTATTTTCCAACATATTCAACATGCGATATTTGGTCAGAAGCCGTACAGTACCAAGCATCATTGGAGGCTGATTTTAAACGAGTTTGTTTAAACAATGATGGATTATACAATTTAATTTGGCATCCCGTTAAGGGATTTCGTGCCGATAAATTGGCAAGGTTTAGAGGAATTATGGGAATGTTTGAAGACAGAAAAATTATTTTTAATCGTTATAGGAACTTCACTAATCTCTTTGAGGAACTCACAAATTTCGGAGTTAGTAGCCATGATGATTGTGTAGATGCTTTGGTTTGGCTTGTAAATGGTTTAGCAAGAAAAGGACAATTACATATTGATTACTAAGGTTTACAATTAAAAAAGCACATAAACAATAATGGGTCCCGAATACGTTGCAATCGGTTTGACTGCGATGATATCAGCTATAACCGCTGGTGGCTGGACTGCAACTAAAATTTTAGAGCGTCAGAATGAACGTGTTAAACAAGCGTTCGAGTATATAGGATCACAAAAAAGGAGAGTAGACCTCTTGGAAGATCAAATTAATCGTTTACCTATTGATTACGTTTTAAAAGTAGATTTTTTAAGAGAAATCCAAGGGCTTCACGAAAATTTTAAGCAGATTAACACAAAACTTGATAAGCTAATTGAAAAGCTTTTAGAAAAATGAGTTACATTGTAGAAATACAAGAAGACGCAAATGGTGATTGTTTTATTGCGTTTCCAGATGAATTATGTGAAGAGTTAAACTGGAACGAAGGAGATATCCTTCAATGGGATTTAAAGAGTGGTGGAATTATACTAAGTAAAGTTAATGATAATCCTGGCATAGAGGTTTTAGAAGAATGAGCTATCATTACGGTGATTCAAGTGTTGCAGGCGCTATTGGCAACCTGGGCGGCCTTGTTGCGGGTGGTAAATTCAATCCCTTAAGTGATCCAAGATTTACTATTAGAGGCGGCAGCAGTCCTTATTCTCAACCTGTTTTGCCTAATGATAAAAGCAGAGAAGAATTAGATAAAGAAATGTTTATTGTTCCTACGCCAGGTAATGGAACCCCCATGGCAGGAACTAGCAACTTGCCTAATGCGTTGTATTCAATAGGTCCAAACCCAATGATGGGCAATGTGGCAGGTATGCAATCTTATTTAGCATTACAGAATCAAATTAATAATCCATACGGTCAAACCATTCCAAACATCCCTGGCTTTTCATGAAGAAAAAAAAATTAGTTAAACAAGCACTTGAACATCCAGAACTTTTTAGTGATGCTGAACTTATTTACTTTGATAAGTGGTTAGAAGTTAAAAAAGAATTAAAAAAGAATGGCACAAGACGACTCCAAATACACGAAGCCAGCGCTTCGTGAACGAATTAAAAAACGAATTACAGAAGGATCCAAAGGTGGTAAGCCTGGCCAGTGGTCTGCACGTAAAGCGCAGCTAGTTGCGTCAGAATATAAAAAAGCTGGTGGCGGTTACAAAGGGGGAGAAGGGGAAAAACAAAAGTCATTAAAGAAATGGGGCAAAGAAGATTGGCAGACGAGAGAAGAATACGAGAAAGGAAAAAAAGCAGCTACAGCAGCTAAAAAGTACAAGGAGAAAAAGTAAATGAAACTTGCAGGCAAATAAAAGGATTATAAAAATGGCAGATAAGGCAATTGAAAAAGGAAGAACAGAACGTTACTTGCCCAAAGCAGCTTGGGCAAAACTTTCACCAGAAGAACGCAAAGAAACTGACGACAAGAAAAAAGAAGCCAGTCGCAAAGGAAAACAATTTGTTCCTAACACAGAAAAAGCCAAGAAAGCTGGAAAAGCTGCTAGGATGTATAAAAATAAAAGACAATAAC